TGTAATTGTCACTGGAGCATCATTACTTTTCTCCCTACCAGAATAAATTTTGTGGCAATATGACTCAGCGTCCCAACCATAATCAAGAAAGTCTTTATACATCTGTTCTACAAGAGATGTCGTTGGAACAACTAAAAGAATTTTTTCTCCTTTCGAGACGTAGTATCTTACGAGAGAATAGATCATCAACGATTTGCCAGAAGCAGTGGGAGATATCAATAGTTTTCTATTATGCTTTAGGGCACCGTATACTCCCTCCACTTGATACTTCCTGGGAGTATGGGCACAAATGGAATGCATATAATCCTTGACACCTTCATATGAGATGTGCTCATTCTCCTCATATGGAGTGCCATAGAATTTATTATTTTCAAACTTATAACTATATCCGTATTGCTCACAGAAATTGACAATTTTATCTAACAGACCAACATAGATCTGTTTTGACCGCATATCGTACAGGTGAATCTCTCCGTTCCAATTCCTGCCACGATACTGTGGCATAAACTTTGCATTAGGAACCTCAAACTTAAAGTGATCTCTAAGTTCATATTCAATATGAGGTTCAGTATTAATTTTTAAAAATACTTCGTTGGATTTAGATATAACAAGATTTGCACTAGTGTCAATCACGTAGATCCATTCATCTACGAATATTTATTACATATTACTAAACCTATGTTCAAGCATGATTCTATAAAAATGATCCCTCATGGCAAGTAGATCTTCTTGCTCTTGAGGTGGTCCACCAGACCATTTTTCACATGCTTGAGAAAGACCTGTGTAGATAATACGAACTGCTTCTATTGGTAGTTCTAATTGATAGTAATCTTCTTCTTCCATTTGGTTATTTAGTGTTTTGTATCCAATTTTTGATACTAGACAAATCCCATTGACCATAATGATCAGGCACAGACTGATCGTCTATGAGAGACCATATCGATTCCATTGATCTATGACTACACATACTCACCAGTCCATCAAAGAAATTATCTTCAAATTTTAATGAGGTTGCATAGTCCCAAAATGGAGTATCGTATTTAGATCCAGACTGATATAACCATAGCAAATAATTTTGAATTTTTAGCACATAGGAAAATATTTCATCATAAACCTGTCTCTTAGACATTCTTCCCAACATATAACTCAAGTATCTGTTAGTTGCCTGCACATATGCAGGATTTGAATTTGCTTCCAAAGGTTCCAAAAACATCAACTTATTTCCATTCAAACAAACTCTGTCATCAATTATAAATTGATTTGATATGTAGTTTGAGAAGTTTAAATTATCGGCGGAATCGATTCCAAATATATCTTTAAAATTTTCTCTTGCTTGCTCTACTGTTGTTATATCTTTATTAAACAGGTATCCATGAGAAACAGAATCTATATTTGGAATTCTAAAACACCAACCATCAGGAGTTGCTACACAATCTGTCCAGTGAAGATCATCTTCTCTTTCAGATCTACCCAGTAAAACAGAATTAACTGGATTAGTGAGAGTGGTATAATTATCAAACGATGTTGGTTTTCCAGAACAATCAATAATATAATCAGAATCTATATCATTGTAGTCTTTTATATTTTTTTCTAATACTTTAAATTTATTTGATGAAAGAATAAACTCTCTAAACTTATTCACATCATAGTGTGCTGCAGAATATCCCATGCCAAAAGGGTGAAAGAATTTGTCTTTCTTCTTACCCCAGTTTTTGTACATGATTCCATGCTTTACGGTGGCTTCAAATGGGTTGTCTGCCCAATCCACATCAAATACTATGGATAGTAGATTCATTATTCCAGGAACAGTTCCTTGTCCCACTTTCTCTGGTGGGACGTTAGGGTCGTGAATGAGTTCTACTTCCCAATCGGGCATATTTACAAATGCATAATATCCCTGGACTGCAGATAATAGACCTGCAGATCCTGCACCAATAACAGATAATTTTTTCATCCCAATCCTGCGTTAAATCTCATAAACTCTATTGCGTTTTTGATTTGATAAGTACGATTAGTTATCTGTTTAAGTATACTCTCAATATAAACTAGCATTGTATCGTAATAGTCAATTTTTAAACATACTGTAGATAATTTTTCATCAGCATCAAGATACTTTTGCATCGTATCTTTGTCCCGAATTTTTTTGGGAAAAGGATTTTCTATGTATACATCAGGGTCAGCTTTACCACTGAAGTATTCATATCTTTCGTGTCTAATATTTTTTCTTTGCTGCTCTGCTTTCTTTCTCAACAGAAAGATAGTGTTGTACATTTCAAAGTACTTCGCATGGAGTGTGGGAACATTGGTAGACTCTGTATGAAGGTTATCCATATCAATCTTAGAGTCTTTTTCCCACATCTCTTGAAGTTTATCAAGATCGATCATAAAGGATTGCCACGCATATCAGATATTGTGTATATAGTATACTTGAAACTTACTTCTGCTGTAAAGTACTCGATATCTGTATCAGTTGCATCAAAAGTAATAGTTGATAAGGAATATGGAAATACATCATCAAAAAATACTTGAAATTTAGGAACAAGATTATTACTCAATATTTGCAATGTAGCATCTGAATATATGTTTTCACCTCTTTGGGCAAAATTACCAGTAATTTTTCCTGCTTTGTCTAGATCCCTCAATTGACTTAATTTTTGAGGATATCCAAGACCTCTAATCCAGTTTTGAATCTCCATGTAATTAAAAAGATCTTCATCAACCAAAAATCTTAATGTAAGATCTCCAAATTGAATCTTATCTCCAGGAACATCAACGTCCTTTAGATAACTCGTTTGCTGTGCAATACCAAGATCTAAGGAAGGTATATTTGCTTGATTACAGAAAAATGCCGCGGCAGGACTCCTCTTTAGAGCAAACTTAAAACCAGTTGGTGCTAAGAAATTTCTATTTGTAATCGGAGTCCCTGGTCTTTCCGCGGGAGATTTTCTCTTGGGCATGATTATTCAGAAACTACAGTGGCATTAGAAAAATGCTTCGGAGTATAAGTTACACCATTTTTAGTGACGGTAGTTGCTTTGTCTGCATTAGCATCAGACTCGTTAGCATATACCTTCCTATCAGCATAGGTCTCAGTCCATCTGTTGTCACCAACATAATATACATCACCAATAGTTGGGTTCATAACACTTGGTGTTTTAATGTGAAAAGGCATGTTACTTAGTTCTCTACATTCTTATTTAGATACAAAAAAAGAGGGTCCGAAGACCCTCTGGTATAACCTTGTGAAAATGGATCACATGAGGTTCTTAACAGTAACTCTTCTGTAGTAGCGGTTGCTGTTAACACGGAGACGACCTGCTCCAGCAGTGGTTCCTTCTGCGAATGGGTTTGCGACCATGCCGTAGCGGGTCTTAAAGCCAATCTTGGGCTGGAAGGTGTTCTCTCCAACGGCACGAACCATCTGGAGGGGAACATATGGGCAATAGAACAGACCTGCGTCATAAGGTGAAGTACCCTTATAACCAACAACGTAGTACTGGTTAGCAGCAACGTTTGCAGAATATGGGTCGATGTAGACTCTGTACTTACCTTGCAGGACACCTGCGAAGGTGTTGCCAGTGTCATCAACGTTCAGGTTTGCATTGAGTGCAGGGGTGTAGTCGAGTACACCAGCCATGGTCAGTGCGGAGGCAACGTCTGCAGAGCAGAGGATCATGTTGCCCTTTCCTCTACGAGTTCTTTGTGCGATTGCGTTCGCATCTCTCTCGATTTGGAAAAGCAGACCCTTGAACTTCTCAACACTCCAACGTCCGTTTGAGTCGATATCGAGGTCGAACTCACCAGCAGTTGCGGTGTTAGCACCAGCACCTGGTTCAGCAATCTTGTAGATGGTTCTGATGACTTCACGGTTGATCTCAGCAAGAATCTCAGTAGAGAGAATGTTTGCGAGTTCAGCCTCAGCATTCAGACCGTGGATTGCCTTGAGGTCTTGTGCCAGTTCCAAGGAGTACTCAGCTTTGAGTGCTCTGGACTTAGCAGTTACAGTGACTTTCTCGATCGAGAATGCCATCTGGTTGAAGTTGTCACCGGAGGTGCCGAGATCCTCAGCATCATCGGTTCTCATACCCTGACCGACGTTGTATGCAGTCTTATCTGCAGTACCCGTTGGGTTGAGGACTGAAGGGTTAGTGCCGGATTGTACGGTAGTACCCAAACCAGCAGCAGCACCGGTCATTCCGTTGGTCAGATCGAATCCTTCGTTCTGTCCAGAGAATGCGGTATCAGGCTCGTTGAAGAATGCCTCAGTGCCAGACTGGTTGGTGTAACGGGAACGCATCGCAAAGATGAGTCCAGTAGGTCCACTCATAGGTTGGACACCAGCCAGGTCATATGCGACCAGGTTAGGCATGGAGCGTCTGATCAAGGAGATCAGAACAGGGTCGAAACCAGCTGTTG